TTTCCGATTCACTCCGTACATGTATTGGAGCGACGGCAGCAGCGCCTTGCGGTCCGCAACGCCAATCACATGCACAATCTCCACCACCACTTCTTTTTCTTCTTGACCGGTGAGGGGACACCGGCATACGACGAGGAGGCGCCCCCTCTGTTCACCACCATAGACAACCCTACAGGGCGGCAGCGGTAGCGAGGGACAGAGGGGACGGAACCGGTAGAGGGGCTTCCCAGTCCGGGAAATACCCAGCTTGGTACCGGTAGTAATGATGCTTCCAACGACAAAAATATCCATGCTTACTTTTTATTGTATTTTTCCAAACGCAACCCTCAATTTTTATTTTTTTTTTTCGAGAAAAAAATATGTTTATGGGATTTTTTTTATTTACTTTACAAATTTCCGGACCTTGGTGCTGACGATGTTGCGTGCCTGGTCTTTGGGAGAAAGCTGTGTCTCCAGCAACCGAACGTGCCTCAGAAACGACTCCTCCTCGGTGTTTTCAGGGAGGATAGCCTCGCTGTAAATGTACTTGTTGCCAGCGAGCGCGTCCACTTCGAATTCCCGGGGGTACAAGAAGGACCACTTTGACGAAGTGGGAATGGTCCTCAGGTTGGCGGGAAGCATGGTCACGCTATCCGGTGGGAGAATCATGAGGAGCTGTTGGAAAGGGGTGTAAGGAGACCCCTTTTCAAACACGATGCGGTTCATCGTATCCACCGAGGCAGAGGTTTCGAGGACGGTGTGCACGTCTGAAGGGAGGGGGGCCACACGGTACTTGTAGCACCAGTTCCATGAGGGGCATCCCTGGGTGTAGTATCGCAACGTAAACATGAGGGATTCCAGGTAGTTGGTGACAAGCGCAGTCCTCTCGCTATTGTACCTCTTGAAATCCTCGGGATGAAAGTCGCAAAAATACTTGTAGTACTGGCCCTTCCAGACGTGCTTGTCCTTGCGGTAGTCCACCGCGTCGTGGTGTTTCCGGTAGGTCGAGGCGAGGGGATGGTCCGGGTGGAACATCGACAGGTGGTAGTACCTTGATTCGAGCCTCTCCTTGGGCGTCATCAACGCCTCGCGCGACTTTCGTCGCTGGTTCTCTGAGCCATGGTACTCGCGCATGAGCATCGAATACTCCTTTCTCATCTCAGCGTTCTCCATCTTGCTGAGCTCCAGGAGAATGGCCTTGAAAAAACCGGGATGGACCGTACACGGGAGCCCCACGAGATAGTCGTTAAAGGACGGTCGGAGACGGTTGTACACCTCGAGGAGAAGGTCGAGACCTCCTGAACGAATCTTGAGGAACGGGAGCGACGGAACGAAATCGTTGCCAACCATGGCCAGCAAGAAATTATAGTCCAAAAGAATCCTCTCGGGGTCCGCGCGGTCGCTGTAGGTGCGCGTCATCTGCCTGAAAAAGTCGCTCCGGACCATGTCCATCGAGCAGTACAAGAGCTCAAACCCCTTTTCCAAAAGGCCGCTCTCGTGCTCAGACATCGGGTCTGCAAACCGTAAAATGTAGATACGGGATTTCTGGGTCATGAGCGCCAACGAAATCATGTCCCCGTCAGGGCTGTAGATGACCACCGTCGTATCCGGTTCCTGTTCACGAAGCGCACGGACCCGGGGAAGAATCTTGTGCTCACCCTCTCCCGGGTTGTTGCCGTCACTCAGCGTCACCGAGCACGAGAACCTCCCGGTGGCCATGGCCTTTTGGAGCGACCGGCTGAGGCGTTCCATAAACGGCGTTCCCGGGCATATGTGACATGACGGGTCCCATGCGGGGGTGGTGGTCTCGCCTTCTGAGGCCTCAGACGACCGAGGGTCGAGCCTCTGTTTTTCCCGGGTGAGAAACGCGGCGCTATGGACAGACTTGAACCGCCTCGAGCGCTGTTGGACCATCTTGGCACGTGGTGCCGGGCCGTCCATCGAGAGGTAGGCAAGAACGGATGGCTTGACGACCTGATTGACGACCTGGACAGTCCGGTCCACGACCCTGGAAATCAGAATCTTTTCGACCGCGGCTTGTGATGAGGCGCGCTTCACGTCTGATGGAATGTCCCCCCACTCCTTGTAAATGACCGAGTTGTAGTCCATAAAAAAATAGTCCACGCTCAGGACGTCAGCGGCGGCTCCCTGGATGACACGCTTGTTTCCATTCAGGATAGACCTGAAAAACGTGGGGATGCCCATGTTCTGTGTATTTTAAACAAAGATATTTTCCAAGAGATAATCATCAATTTTTTCATAAAATTCTTGAACGGTTCCGTTGTTGTCGAGGGGAAAGAGCGTGTCAAAGAAACTGTCCGTCCCCGTCTCTGATTCGTGAGTGTCTTGATGACGGCGGAAGCGATGGACACCGCACACAAAGCCGTTTTTTTCCTGCAAGAGGTCCTTTTCGTTCTCAAACCGTACATCGCTGACCACGATGCGTACCGAGGGGTCCTTTCGGATTTCCTCTTCCAGATGGACCCGCATCCTCTGAACCCAGAAATCCCGGCGGAACTGTTTTCGCACCCAGTCCGTGCCCACCATCTGGAATGCCGTCCGGGGGGAGATGCCCCATCGAGGGTCCGTCACCTCTTTCAACCGGGGATTGCTGCACTGCTCCTCTGAAAACATAAACAACTCTCGGCACGCCTTTTTCAATCCGTCCGCGTACGCCATCTTTTTAAACCCGTATCGGGAGACGAGGTAGTCTGCCATCGTGTCCTTGCCCGAGAATTTCTTACCACATATACCAATAATCACCATGATGTTTCTTGATTTTCTTTTAAAAATCTGAAAAAAGCCATCAATTTTTACAACCCACAGTAATATAAACGTTTGATTTTTTAAAAAAAATCTAGAAAATGTTTCCTCTGGCGTTCTTGTTTTCGTTGCCTGATTATCAGACGGGGTGCATACAGTCTCTTCATTACATCTTTTCTTTCATGGTGCAGCACCAGATGGTGTTTCCTTCACTCGATGCGTTTTCTCTTGTGCATAGTCCTCATAAGCAGGAAGCCGTGTTTTTGGGGGGCAACAACGCCTATACGTACTGTGACCTGCCGAGCGGGTTCCACATCCGATGTGTGCAACAGGCGCCTGACGTGGCGTGCCCTCACACCGACGAGCACTACCTCTACCGTCTGTTCCACGAGGTCCGAACACTAAGCGCGGGACGGCATCCCACGTTGTCGCGTATGTTTGACCTGCTTCTCCGAGAGGAACTGGACGAGCCCTCAGAGTGCGCTTTTTGTTTGCACCGCACCCAGGCCATCGATGCTGTCTGTGCGTCCTACCAGAAAACCTTTCCCCTCTTGACGCGGTCCAGTATCGAAATGTTTTATCGTTTCCCAGTCAAGAGAGGGACGGACGTCACGTCCGTCCTCGAGACCCACGCCGTCTCGATGCAGAACCTGTTTTCCCAGGTCCGGAACCCTGCGACCCGTGAGAAGCTCGTCGAGGAGACCTATCACATCGTCCAGGACCTGCTCCCCAGCGTCCAGGAAGCCCTGGACCACAACGACGATGACATGGTACGGGCCGCGACCTTGCAATTCAAGAACCGGCTCCTTGACGCGGTGGACCAGGCGTGCCCCTTTGTCGCCGTGCGAAAGGTTGATTTTAAACGGTGGCTCCTCACCCTCTTTTACTTTTTTTCTCTCCAACAGGAAGCCCCTCCCATCGACACCAAACCCTTCCGAGTCCTCAAAAAGGCTGTCATGCTCCTCCACCTCTATTTTCACACCCATGTTCCTCTCGGAGAAAACACGGTGTTTTATGTCGAAGACGAGAACGAGTCCAGACGCGTCCACATCAACACCACACAATTCAACAAGGTCCATCCGTGCCTCCGTGGAGACTATTTATCTGAACAATCCGAGTGAGCCACAAAACAAAAAATTTAAAAATGGTTTTTAAATTTTCCACCGGGTGTGAATTGAACACACGACCGCCCGATGACGACTTTTGTGGGAACCAACCTCTACAGTCGGGAGCTCTACCAATTGAGCTACCGGTGGCTTTTTTATTTCTTTTATACGTCTTTAAATCATGAAAAAAAATGAGGAATCCATGGGAATCATTAGAGGGACCCTAGAGAACATTATAATGAAGGCGGTACGCAGGATGATTGATGACGCCGTGCAACTCTTCATTACGAGATTGCACGAGAAGCACGCTTTTATCGACACGGACGAGGCGTGGAAAATGTGGAAAAAATCAAAAAAAAGCAAGAAGAAAACGATGAATTGCTACAATCTGTTCACCAAGGAAGAGCACGGACGCATCACCCACGAGCGCCCCGGGATCGGTTTTGCCGAAGTCTCCAGGGAGACGGGAAGGCGGTGGAAAAACCTCCCTGAATCCAAAAAGGACGAGTACAGGCGACGGGTTGCGCTTCAGAAACAGTATGCCGGGAATGAAGGATGGGACCATTACATCGATAGACCGCACCCGTACATTTTACGCATCGCACGGAATTGGTTCGAGGACCGACCCGAGGTCCGTATCGAGGACGGTATGTCCAAGGAGGAGATGATTGCGCTGATACTGGAGAACCCGGACGTTCCGGTCGCCGCCGAGGAGGAACCGGTCAAGAGCCCTGATGACGAGGACGTTGATGAGAAACGACGACAAGAGTACCAGGCCAAGCCCTACCATGAGCTCCTGGAACTCCTCAAGGAGGCGTACCCGGCCTTTTCGGATGGGTCGTTTACCAGCAAGGACGACCTGGTCGGCATCCTGATGGAGCGCACCTCGGAATCCCAGGAAATGATTCCTATCGAGGCGCACCCGTATTACTACCAGCTCTTGTCGAAAACGACAGACGCTCTCTGCGTCCTCTGTGAAAAGAACTTTCCAGGTGAGGAGTGGCGACACCAGGACAGGCGTAGGCTCACCGAGCTCCTCGTTCGCAACTTTGACAATCTCCGACTCGATGACGAAAACGAAAACGAGTGTGGATAATAAAAAAAAAAGGATTGTAATAAAAATGAAATTATCATGCGATTTGGTCCGTCATTTCTTCCGGTTCCAGAACGAGCTCAAGCTCTATCACTGGAGGACCGGGTCCTATGCGAGGCACAGGGCTTCGGACAAGCTTGGCCAGGACTTTCTTTCCCTCACAGACCGGTTCATCGAAGCCTACATGGGCACGCACGACCGTGTCTCTATCGGAAACGAGGGGCTCGTCATCCGGCGGTTTACCGACAAGAACGCTCCCTCTCTCCTCCGCGAGATGATGGAATTCCTGACGACCCTCGACAAGCCCCTCAAGAACAATCCCTCTCTTCTCAATATAAGGGACGAGATGGTGTCGGCCCTTCAACAGACCCTCTTTTTGTTTGAGCTGGCTTGAGCTGGCTTGAGCTGGCTTGATTACCACGGGCTCTTGAACAGTAGCCGGGTGCTGACGTCGGTGAGCCGCACCGTCGGATAGTCGAGAGGGTCCGTGAGTATACCGCTTTTGGGTGCGAAATAAGGGCCTTGGATGGCTTCCTTGGAGAGCTCGACAAGCCGCAGTTTGGGTTGCTTGTATGCGAAGCGGCCGTTGTTGGTGTCGCTGGCGACCCCGCCGTACCTCCAGATGGTTCCTCGCACGGGGTAGGTCGCGTGCTTTCCCTTGGAAGAATAGATGGGGACCATCCCACCCGTTTTCTGGAGAAGGGTGCGCGTGTCTTGTTCGGAAAGCCAAAAGTGTTCGTTGCGGCCGTGTGGTGTGTAGCAGAGACGCCGGGGGGTGCCACGTTCCATCTCGACCACCACGACCTCCCAGTCCATCGTGTGAGCATCTACATGGAAATAGCCGAGGCCGTCATCCCGTAAAAAAAACATGATGTAATAGATCCATGTCTTGCCATTCTCGAGGGGGCGTACGTGGTAATTGATGGTGAGCATATCAGGCGCCTTTTCGGGGCGTGAATCGGAATCCTTAAAGGACGCCTGTTGGTTCAGGTCCTTGGGAAAATACCGTTCGTCGCTGTCGAAATACACGGTGGGTAATGACATCGTTCTATCTATCTATCTTTCAACAAGAGAAAAAGAAAAATTGACCATCCTCTCTAAATACCCCCAGACCTACAAATCAAAACATGGGAACCCAACAGTCACGAACGCAAACCTCTCACCAAGAACCGTCTTCTGCCTATTATTATTTCGACCCATCATCAGGGCCGCGACGGCCGTGGTGCCTCTGGTTTCCGTCACGACCACGGGGGTACAACAACACACCGCCACCCACGCCACCCACCACCACAAGGAATGTTGTCCTCTCCTGCTGAAAAGATGTTTATTTTTTTAATAAAAAATAAATCATTTATAGTTTCTGGAGTTGGCGTGAGACCTGCTTGGCACCCTTGGCGGCCTTCATCTCGAGCGAGGTGATGCCTTTCCAGACGCCAAAAAAGCTGACGAGGACGAGGAAGATGCCCCCGACGAGGGAGAGGATGACGAGGATGTAGGCGTTGTTGATTTTTTTCCGGATGATGGACTGGCTCTGTTCCGAGGAGGGCTCGATGGATTCGATGGGGATGCAAAAGGTTTTTCCGTATTGGTTTGGGATATCAGCGATGTTTGTGGGTGCGGGGGAGATGGCGATGTTGAGTGTGGAATAAACAAGAAGTAGAACCCCGAGTGTAAATAGGAGAACGTCACGAATCAGATGAATGTTTTGCATTTATTTTATAAAAAAAAAAAAAACAATTAAATTATTAAAAATTAAAAATCAACTCACTACATTTTAAAATCTACTCTATATTTCTTATATTATTATTATCT